TCAAGATGAAATTGAACCAGATGAAAGTGATATGGACGATGGCTTTTATCACAATGTAAAAACTGATTGGGAATATAAAGAAGGATATGGATACTATGAATAATAATGAACATTTAGAAGATGAAGCAAAGGTAGCGGCAGTAAAAGCAGCAGTTACCTACATTGTAGTAAACACAAAATACTCAATGGAACAAGTTGTTGGTGTAATTGCTCTGGCAGATAAATGGGGTGAAAAAGCCCCTTATCACTTTTCTAACAAACAAAAGAAAATCTATGAATTATTTGTTGAATTACTGGAGGGTATTGAATAATGAAAAGTATTGTTTTTACTGGTGCAAATGGACTAATAGGAAAGCAGATGTACAAGTACTTTGAAGCAAAGTATGGAAGTACATATACATTACATAGAATTGATAAAAGCGTAAACCTTGATTTGTGTGACCAGGACGCAGTAAATCATTGGATGTTGAAGTGGAAGCCAGACTACATTGTACATTTGGCTTCGCTTACTGATGTTACAGAAAGTATTATCTTGCCACAAATGTATATCAAGAATAATACACTTATGACATTGAATCTTTTGGAAGCAGTTAGACTTTACAACCCTAACGCACGTGTACTTTTATTCAACACAGATGAAGTATACCAGTATGAAATAGGACAGTACGTAAAAGAAGACAGTCCAATAAACAGTAGAAACCCTTATTCTGCAAGCAAGCTTTGTCAGAAAGCAATGGGTTGTGCATACAAAAACACATACAATATGGACATTGTTGTAACACATACTACAAACGTTTATGGTCCGGAACAATCAAAAGTAAAACACATTGGTGGCGGAATGAAACTTATTCCAGCTTTATTTGAAGCTGCCGTAAATGGAACACCTTTCAGAATGGACGATGGTGGAAAGGCTAAAAGAACCTGGGTATCAGTACAAGACGTATCTACTGCAATAGATAAGGTTTTGTTTGAGGGTAAAGATTTCTGCTACAACATTGCAGGTGATGAAATACTCTCAGTAAAAGAAATCTATGACATTGTATGTGAAACAACTGGTATCAATATAAAGGTTATAGACGACAAAAGAGATGGTCAAGATTTTTGGTATGCACTGGACTGTACCAAATTGAAACAGCTCGGTTGGAAACCAGAACACAACGTAAAAGAAACAATGAAAGAACTTTGGGAGAATAAATCATGGTAAAAACAATGAAAGATTTGAACATCGACGGTATCAGTATTATTGTTCCGTCATTCAGTGATGTAAAAACAAACAGCAACAGTATCTGGTCTTGTATGAAACAACAACTTGGAAAGCTTGATGAAAAACACCCAAAAGTTGAAATAATCATAATGAACGACGACATTGACCACCCAGACAAGTATGACGTTTACAACTCTGATGAAATGAAACAGTTCTATGATTCAGAAAACATTACTATTCGTGTAGTAGATAACAGAAAGTACATGACAGATGATTGGAAGTTGTATCAGGGTGGAAGCCGTATCTTTGGAACAATAAAGGAAGCAACCTATGATTACTGTATCTGGTTAGACGACGATGATATGTTGGCACCAAATGCAGTAAGGAACTATTGGGACATATTGCAGACAGAAGCAAAACAGAAAGATAATCTTCCAGTAGCTTGTATTGGTGCAACATTCCGTTCATTCGACGCACACCACTATCAGAAAGATATTGGAAAAGATGGCTTTTCTATCTGGGTTCAAGGAAGACTTTGGTGTAAACAGTTCTGTATTGAACACGGTCTTACAGATGAAAACATTTACAAAAACAAAATAAACAGAAGACAAGGTGAAGACTACCTTTTTGTACAAATGTTTGATTATTGTTGTGAACACGAAGAAAACAAATGGCGTAGGATTATGACAAAAGATTTCATCTGTGGTTTCTGGGTACCAAACTATAATTCACTTTCAAGACGTGACCCATATTATCCAGTGCATTTATCTGGAAGCACAATGTGCAGTAGTAACCGTATTTATGAGTTTATGCAGGACTATAACAGAAAACATAAAGTAGAACCAAAAGAAGATGAAATAATGAAACACAAGATTCTGAACATGGCAATCTATTCTTGGTTCAATCTTTATGACTTTATCTGGACAGTAGGACAGTCAAGACCAACAAGCAATCCATACAAGCCATTGAAAGAAGACTGGGATTTGCTAAGGGATAGTGTAAAAAGTCTTAGGGAAAAGCTTTTGTATTACTGGGATGAAATACAAGACAATGACGTTGTAGATGAAATCCACGTGGTAATGCACAAAACAGACTGTAAGATAAGAAACCTTTGGGAAGGAACATTCTTTGATTACATAAACAAAGGTTGCAGATGGTTGGATTATGATTTTGAAACAATGTTGAAAGAAACTGAAAAGCTGGATTTTGACAGTACAAACTGCCAGCAATCACCAAAGGTAAAAGCCTGGAAGAAACGACATAACAAGAAATAAAAATGTTCTGGCTGTCAAAAATAGTAGACAGCCATTTTTTATCACAATAGATTTCACAATAAATTGACAAGGACTAAGTTTATTATGGCAAAGGTATCAAAAGAAAAACGAATAGAAAACATAAATACAGCAGAAGCTCACAAGAAAAGTGCGGAAACAAAACGTGCTAATACACTTATACGTAATGTAGTGTATGAAGAGCTCAAGACTAAATTATTGAAAGAAGACGGTAAAGGAAAAGCTTATTATCAAAAGTTTGTAGACAAGTTTTTGGACACGGCTTTGAAATATCCGGACAGTAAGCCAGGTGCTACTGTTGCAGAAACAATTTTCCAGAAAGAACTGCTTCAAATGCTTGATGAACAACACGAGAAGGAAATGAACAAAGACCGTGACTTCTTACGTTACAGACTTATAAAAGAGTTCTTCAAGGAACAACGTGAAGTAATACTTGAAACAAATCATAGCAAAAGAATTATTGCTTGTTGTTCTCGTCGTGCAGGTAAAACAGACCTTGCTTCTGGTTCCATTGTTTATGCTTCAATCATTCCAGATTCACGCATTATTTACATCAATCTTACATTTACAAATGCTATAAACCAGATTTGGAATAATACATTGAAACGTGCAGAAGCGGCAGGACTTGGTATAAGTAAATCTTCCAAAGCAGATGGTACAATAGAGTTCTCAAACGGTTCTTCATTGCGTATTATGGGTAACCCAAACAATGCAGAAATAGAAAAGCTTCGTGGTGAAAGTAAAGTATCACTTATAATCGTGGACGAGTTCTTCCACCAAAGAAACATGCAGTATGCAATAGATGAAGTAATCTCACCACTTATGGCAGACCGTAAGGATTCCACACTGCTTTGTATCGGAACACCACCAAGACTTGCTAAAACATACGGTGAAAAGTGTTGGTCAGAATCTGGTTGGAAAAGATTCCACTGGACTATGTTTGACAATCCATACATGCCAGAACCAATGGCTTATCTTGAAGACTACTGCAAGAATAAAGGTATTACAATGGACTCACCTTTCATTCAGCGTGAATACTTTGGAAAGATTGGTGTCTATGATACAGAAGCTCTTGTATTCAAAGGCAGACAGACATACAACAAGTTTGATGAAAACGAACCAATTACAAACGTTGCTATTGGTGTAGACTATGGACACACAGACTTTACTGCAGTTATTTCAGTTGCATACAACAAGACAGAAAAGAAATCTTGGATTACAAAAGAAACCAAGTTCAATCGTGCTGGTGTATCTGACATTATTGAAGCAGTAATAGAACACTATAATGAAGCAAAAAAGCTTTGCAACTTGAACCACATAAGCAAAGACTGCATTTACATTTACGCAGATACAGACCGTCAGGAAATAACACAAGACTTGATTACAAAATACAATCTTCCGGCATTCAACTGTTACAAGTATGACAAAATGTATGCAGTAGGATTGCTTGCAGAAGAATTACGTACTGGTCGTATGAAGATTCCACACAACGGTATTCTTGATGAAGAAATGGAACAAATCCTTTATCAGCGTAGTGATGACGATGACAGTATTCTTCCAGCTTTTGATGAAGAAATTGGTATTCACCCAGATGCTGCAATGGCACTTCTTTATGCTTCAAGAAAAGTATTCTTTGATATGGATTATGACATTGCATTCAAGGAATCTGAACCAAAGATGTCTGATTACGTAAAGACACCAGGTGGAACTATTATTGAAGTAGCACCATTGTCAAAAGGTGGTGATTACGAAGACATGGGTGTAATCGGCTAACACATTACTAAGTTTCCTATGGAACTAAAAGACGTATTTAGAAAAGCATTATCTCCTTTTATAAACAAGTCAGACTCAAAGGAAGCTTATGAAAAGCTTGACCAAGGTGAAGCAGTTTCATTTGCACCAAAGTCTGACCGTTATACTTATAACAACAGAGAAGATAATAACTATGATAAAAAGTGGACTCCTAAAACTAAAACCGAAAAAGAAACTTTATCGCCAGATGGTTACTATCGTGTCGGTGAAAGGGCTGATAAGAAGGCCGAGCTTCAAGGAAAGATGGACGATAAGACTTTCAATGAAGCATATCAGGAAAAGCAGATAAGCGTAGACAGTACTGCTATTGCCAACATTGAATATGACCCTAAAACAGAAGGCTTGAAAGTAAAGTTTCAGGGAAACGGAAAGGAATACTTTTACCCTGGCGTACCACTTGAAACAGTTCAAGCACTTATGAAAGCCCCAAGTAAAGGTGAATACTTTATGAAGAACATTCACGACCAGTATTCTATGTATGGTAAAGACCATAGTAAGAAAGACAAGAAAGACCAGAAAGCTATCAAGAAGTACATGAATTCTTACTATAAGCAACACAAGAATATGTGGAAAGCAGCAGCTAAGGCACGTGCCAAGGGGGATAAAGAATAATGTTTGGACACGATAAATACTACAAAGAAGCTATGGAACAAGCCAAGAAAAGACGTGAAGAAGAAAAGATGAAGGAACGTCTTCTTAGCCGTGATATGGACTATGCTTTCCTTGAAGAACTGGTTCAGAAAATGAACGAAAATCCTTTGCTTCGTATCAAGATAACACTAAATGATGGTACAACAATTGATTTGAATACCGCTCCAAAAAAGAAGCCAGGTTATGAAGAAGTGCTTGTACCACACGAAGATTATTTGGAGGTAAGGTAATTATGGTAATAACAAAAGCTACACCACAAGAAATAAACGTTGCCTTACTTACTTTGGAAAAGGCATTGGAAGATTTGAAAAAGCAGGTAGAACTGCTTCAAGAGAACGTAAAGAAACTAGAGGAGAGCCACTAGAATGAGATATACAGAAGACGAAGAACAGTACGGAACAAACTGTTTCCCAATCTATCCTAGAAAAGATAAGGTTGACGAAGACCAGAACATACTTTTAGACAATCTTCAATCTGCCATTGATACAATTGATGACAGAATTGGTGAACTGGAACAGCAACTTGTTTCAGACTATAACAATTTGACTGGACTTGTAAATCAGACTGGTATAGAAATATCAACTACAACTTCAGAGATTGTAAGAAACCTTAGGGATGAACTTACAACACTTGAAAGCAATCTTGCACAGATTGTAATGACACAGAAAGTAAAGTCTGGTGAAATTGAAGCAGACTATGCAAACATTACAGAAGCAGACATTGGTGAAGCTAATGTAGATAGCTTGAAAGCAACAAACGCAGAAATCAGTACTGCACAAATAGAGCATTCAGTTCAAAGCCTTATCGAAGCTACACGTATTGTTGTAAGTACACTTGAAGCAGATTCAATCCAGTATCACACATTTGCAGCTATAATTGCAAACTTGACACAGCTTCATTCAAACACTGCAGATATAAGAACACTTGTTGCAGGTAGTGTTGAAACAGAATTGCTTTATGCACCACAAGGCAGGTTCTTCCAGCCAAATACATTCCCACAGAATGATGAACTTTTGGTTATAAATGTACCAGCTTATGATGGTGAAGTAAAACTTACAGAACTTCATGGACTATTCAGTATCAGTGTAATAAACAACGGACTTGTAACATTTGGTTCACCAGAGGGATTGGTTTATGCAGTAACATTTGATGACTTTGGTACACACATTTACTTTGATTCAGTAGGAAGAACAGTTTCTTATAATGAACTTCACATTGGTTCAAGAACATTCAGTCCAAGTACATCAGAAATCGTAGACAAGGCAGTTGTTGCACCTAATACACCAGACAAGTTTGGTGCAGTATCAAGAAGTCCTATTGATATAAATCAGGATTCCGGATGGAACGTAGTTGTTGTAGACGAACTTCCAGAACACCCAGTAAATAACACAATGTATGTAATAGACGGTGTTGGTTGTATTTATTATACAAATGACACTGCTTATCCTATAACATATGTCTTCAACCTTGACTATGAACAAGACGAAGACAACCCAATAAGAATGAGTTGGGATACAGAAACTTCAACACTTTCTGTTTCGGTTTCGTATGAAGATTCTTCAAACAGTGACATCGACCTTAGCTTTGTAAACTTGGGTCAGTACCTTCCACCAGAAGGACCGATGTATGAAGACGACGAAAATAGCGACATAAACTTTGATTTTATTACACAGTAAGGAGACATAGTAAACTATGAAAAAAATAATTAGAACAAACAACTTGCAGAAAGCACTTGAAGATTATGATGCATTGAAAGGTCAGGCAGTATCATACGTAAGTGAATTACCTGTATCACCAGACATCAGAAACAGTGTTTACTGTAAGCAGACTACAACTGACGTTGAAGATTCTTTGAACATTACAGTTGAAAGTCTTATACAAGATTACGCAGAAGAAACAGAAACTGCAGACCACTACGTAATTCCAGTAACTTATACAGTAGAATATCTTGGTATAGCAGTTCGTGCAATTGAAGTAAGTGGTGATGTTGCAATAATGTATGAAGATGAAGAGTTCACTACTGCATTGGCAGCTACTTTCAACCTTGAAGATAAATACCTCTTTGCAGTAACTACACACGTAACTGAAATGGCTTATTACATGGGCGATGCAGTAAACCAAGTATTACACCCAGTTGTATCATTTGGTGTAATTGCAGAAGTAAACAAGAGAATTGATGTAGTTGAAAGAGAACTTGATGATAAAGCAGATGTATCAGTAATTGTACAACTCGACAACAAGATTGATAACAGTTACAATACTTTGGACAACAAGATTGATAACAGTTACAATACTTTGGACAACAAGATTGATAACAGTTACAACACTTTAGACAACAAGATTGATAATGAAATCTCAAACCTTGCCGTAGATTTTACTACTAATAATCTTGTAGCAAACGTTGCAACTATAAATAATGCAGTAATTGATAATGCACAGGTAAACAACTTTGATGTATCAAGCATTATTGCTAACGGCTCAACTGGTTCAGATGGTCAGGTTCTTGGAAAAGTAAACGGTAATGTAGAATGGTTCAGCCCATCACTTGATACAAACGATTTCAAGGTAAACTATCTTACTGTAAATAACGGTGCAAATGTAAACGGTAACAACTTCAAACACAAAGGCTTTGATGTAACATCTATGACTGTTATCAGTGAAAATGATTACAATAATTTAGGCTGGGAATATAGAAACTCAGCTTTATACATGACTTACCCAAATGGAAATATGTACTTCTATGGTATAAAGTATGCCGCTACTAGTATGCCCAAAAATTATACTGCTTATGTAGATTTACCTAACATGGCAAACAACATGTCAACACTTACAACATCAACCTTGACATTCTCATCTAGTGCAGTTACAAACAACTTTGTAAATGGTGGTACTTATAATGGTATAAAAGAAAAGACACCTTTTGTTGATGGCTGGAATAACTCATTACCTGTTGGAACACAAGCAAATACTGGTAGCATTATTACCAATGCGAATGAGCTATACATTATAGACGCTTCATCTATGTATTTAGGTTGTTCAAATCTTACAGATACATTTATATGTAACCCTGCTCTTATTACAGGTGCACATGCTAACTATGACCCTTTGAAATACTGTAATAATCTATATAATACATTCAATGGCTGTAAAAACTTCAATCAACCAGTAACAATTCCAGATAATGTAACAGACTTGTCTTTTACATTTTCTGGTTGTACGAAATTCAATCAGCCTGTTACTATTGGTAATAATGTAACAGATATGGCAGGTACATTCCTTACCTGTAGCAATTTCAATCAACCAGTAACAATTCCAGATAATGTAACAAACTTGTCTTATACATTCTATTTCTGTGAAAATTTCAACCAACCAATTATTATACCAGATAGTGTAACAAACATGTCTCAAATGATTGCTATGTTCTTTATGACACCTGGTAAGTTCAACTCAACTGTAACAATAGGTAAAGGTATTACAAACATGGACCAAGCATTTTCTGCATGTTCAATATTTGCCAATTCATCAGTACCTATCCACATTAGCCACGAAATTGCACTTGGTGATACAAGTAACTACATTTACAATGCCTTAGTAAATGGACTTACCGGAATTACCTTCCCTGCAAGTCGTATCCTAAACGACGCATAAAATCATAACTTTACTGCCTTCACTACTAATATATATGTACGATACTAAACTATTTTGGAGGCAGTAAAAATTGAAAGAACTTACTGTAGTAATTCCGGCTTTTAGAGCCCACAAGACAATCAAAAAGACTTTGGCTTCCATCGCTGTTCAGACTATTTCTGACAGGGTGGAAGTAATCATTTCATGTGATGATGTAGAAGATGACTACACATCAATCATTACACAATTCCCAGAACTTGAAATCACACAAGTAAAGTGCAAGAAAAATGGTGGACCTGGATTAGCAAGACAACGTGGTTTGGAAAAGGCTAATACTCACTGGGTTACATTCATTGACGCAGATGATGTATTCTCTACACCATTTGCACTTGAAACTTTACGCAACAACATTATCCAGAATTGTGTAGAAGTTCAGGGTGTATTTGCACAAGCTTGTCCAATCCCTAATCAAGTTACACGTTTTGTGCTTCACAATGAACCAACACACCCTTGGGTATTTGGAAGACTCTATAACGTAGACTTCTTGCGTCAGAACAAGATTACTTTCAGCGAATTACGTGCTATGGAAGATGGCGAGTTCAACTGGAAAATCAGACTTATCATTGAAGGTACACCTTTGAAAATCAACTGTATCAATGATGTAGTTTACTACTGGATGCCAGGCAGTGAACATTCAATCACACGTACTGGTGAAAAGGACGGTATTCCACAGTACAACTTTGACTTGTGTCAGATTGGTGCAACAATAGCTGGAAAGCAGGCAACAGAGTTTGCTAAGAAAATCAATCCGTTCAATGGTTCAATAAACAAGTTCATTGTAGAACAGATGATTGGACACTATTTTACTTACATTGAATGTCTTGGAAGAAGACCAGAGTTTGCAGAACAGAACCTTTGGCTTGGCAAGTATTTCTATAATGAATGCTACAAGTCTATTGAGTCTGGAATAAGTGATGAAATTATCAAGACAATGTACACGCAGATGAACGCTGCAAAAGCTTCTACATTGGTAGGTATTATTCCACAGATAAGCTTCTTTGACTGGTTCGACAAAATCAAGAAAGCAGACTACAAAAAAGATGACATCAAAACAATCCGTGGTAAATTATCAAAAGAAATCATTGATAATGACATAAAGACTGGCGTAATTGACGCAGACTGTTCTATTTTCCACTAATATAAAAGGTGCCAGTTGATGTTTTCAATAGGTCAACTGGCTGAGTAAAATCAACATAATATAATACCATAGGAGTAAATGTTGAATGGAAAAGATTAGTGCAGTGTATAAAATTGTGAATACAATAACTGGGGAAAGCTATGTTGGAAGTAGTAAGAATGTGAAGAAGAGGTGGTCAGACCATAAATGTCCATCAATGTTGAAGCAGCGTCAAAATAGTCGGCTATATCAAGACTTTCAGAAATATGGCTTAGATAAGTTCCGTTTTCAGATACTGTGTCCAGTTATGGAAGAATACTTGAAACAGGTTGAACAAGAACTTATTGAAATGCTTCAACCTGTTTATAATGACAAAAGAGCGTCGGGTTTGGATGTTGAACGGTATAGAGTAGCTGCTAGAAAAGCTAATAAGAAATATCGTCAGACCGAGAAAGGTCGTGAAGCTGCTAGAAAAGCACAGGAGAAGTCCAACCATTCTGAAAAACGCAAAGAATATCTGAGAAACTACACGAAGAAGTATCATCAGTCAGATAAATATAAAGAATCTCGTAAGGAGTACCGTAAGACCGAGAAAGGTCGTGAAGCCTATAGAAAAGCTAATAAAAAGTATTATAGTCAACTTTGTCTATATAATGGTGAGACTCTTACATTATGTGCGTTGTATCTGAGGTTTAGTAGAGCCGGAATAGAAAACCCACGCATTGAAGCCAAAAAGTATCTAATACACTAAGTTTTGTATAAACTAAAATATTAGAAACAGAGGATAAAAAGAATGCTTACCTATTCAACTAGCGACATAATAAAGAGGTCAATGCAATTAGCCGATTTAGAAAATTCAGATTTCATATCGGATTATGAAAAAGTTGCTCTGCTAAATGAAGCATGGACAATAATATACCAGAAGATTATCAATGCAAATGACAAGACTTGGATAAAAAAAATACGTGCATACGATGGTATGCCGCTTCCTTGCGATTTGTACCAGATGTCTGCTTTATACCTTGAACCAAGTCGTGAACAAATCCTGAAACGCAATTCTTCTCAAAAATACGGTTATGAGCTTATAGGAAATGTTCTTTACCTTTCAGACAATTACAAAGGTAAGGAAATTACTATGGAATACTATCCAGTTCCAAAGTCATTGCGTCTTCGTGAAAAGACAATAGACAGTCCATTTGAAAACACAATCATTGCAGCAAATCATTCACTGTACATTGATTCAGAAAACTACATAAGAGATTTGAACGACCCAACAGTACATACACTTATTGGTACAAACTTTTTTGACTATGCAATGTTTGACAATGCTACATTAGCTTGGACTGATTCAAACTATACAAGTTTTGCTTGGTGGGACTATGATGGTATTTCTTCATCTGGTACATCTGATGTAAACTTTGTACCAATTATTATTGAAAACTTTTTGTATCTTTATGATACAGTTCTAAAAAAGATTTATGATACAAACAAGAATGAATACCTCGCAATAGATATAACTGTTCCATCTGGTACCAAATACATTTATGCAAATAAAGAACTTACAGACTTGTATTTCTTTACACCAGTTGGATACTACTATAATGATTCAGATTTCATAAATCTTGCAGACAGAAAGACTAGACTCGCTTGGTGTCAGAACAGACCTTATGCAATCCTTAGAAGCACAAACAGACTTGTAAGATGTGACCACAATCAGATTCAGGTAATTGATACAGAATACGTACCAATGACATTTGTTTCTGAAAAGTATGTTCTTACAAGAAAAAAGATGAGTGAGCTTACATTCTTGGAAGGCTATGTAAATGATACTGAATTAGATTTCAGTAACAACATTTACTTTATAGTACTGGCTTACATGTTGGCTATTTCTTTCAAGAATAAACAAGGTGGGGATACAACTGCATTATACGCACAGTATGAAAGCTCTGTTCAGCAGTTGTTTGATTCAATAAATCAAGACGCTAACGACATGTATCAGATAAAGAACGTCTACAAGAATACTGGTAACAACATATGGTAAAAAAGAGAAACTTATTTTCACAGATTACAGACAGCAGGTTTTATGAAGGTGAACCAATTCAGACCTGGTATGTAACTGATAACATTACAATGACAAACTCCTCACAAAGCTATACTACAACCGTAGATTATGAAGGTGAAATTGATACATCTTCTACAAGATACGGTCCACGGGGTATTGAATACTACACATACACAACCACTACAAACGGTAATGTAACTGCAACAGTTCACCCATACGAGTATGTAAGTACTACATCACAAAAAGATGTAGAAGTTGTAAAGAATACTTCTGTATCAGATAGCTATAAGGTTGCTGTAGAAAACAGTATGAGCTATAGCTTTAGTGAATCAGATACATATACCTATGAGTATGGTCGTGTTTATGATGCAGTAGGTCATACTGCTACTATTGGAATGAATATTGAAAAGCCTAGCGTTGTTACTGCAAATTGGAACGAGTTTTTTTCTGTGCATGACATTTATGGTGTTGACCATCCAATGAACAAAACTATAACAACTATAATAGGTCCTGGTGACCTTACAAATAATACTATCCAACTATACATTATGCCAGGTCGTGGTGGTACTACATCACCTGCGCCTCTGTATTGGGCAGTATCAGCTTCTGTAAATGTTATGATTACATACAAGTCTTATGAAAATAATACTACAAGTAAATTATTTACCTACTTACACTATCAGTTTGTAAGTAATAGTGCAGTAGACTGGTCAAGTACGTGGAGTTATAGTAATTCAGCAAATTACCCATACCTTACGTATTATTCAAAGTCAACTTCTTGGAACACACTTACAACAGTTACAAATACATACGAAGTACCAGCTCAAACTACTTCAAGCTGGGTTGAACCTAGACAAGTATCAAGCTTGGTATAAAAACATAAAAGAGGAAATTATAAATGGCAGAGAAGAAAGCAGAAATATCAAACATAAACCTTGAATCTGGTTCTTTGAATCTTGATGACGAACAGATTCAGATTACCGGTTATGAAGGATACAATAAAAAGAACTCAATGTTTCTTGGAAATCAGTTGAAAAACTGGTACAAAAAATCTTTTGATGCACCATCAGACATTCCTGGTGCAAAGATTATCCAGAAATGGGGTGAACACATTATCTGGCAAGATGGTGAAGGAACTATTTACAAAGATGACTTACCACTTGGAACATTCAATACAGTTGGTTTCAAAACAACTGATGTAACAAACCAGTGGATTGAGGCATCATGGCGTTATAACCCAACATCATTCAGTAACGTTTATTTTCAGATAAATGGTGATAGAATTGTTTTCAAGTTCAAACAAAATGGTGTAGATAAAAGAACCGAGCTTGCATTAGCTGGTCTTGACTCTATTGGTATAATTTATGGTAATAATTCACGACACGGTGATTCTATTTATGTAACGCTTTTCAATAGAACAAACTACTTATCCTGCTATTACAATGGAACTACATTTATACAAGACGACAACTGGCTTGTTTATGGTGACCAGTTTGTAGCAAAGCCTGCTGCAAGTGGTTCAAATAGCCGTACATACGACTGTGTATCATTCACAGATGATACTTCTACACACCACACTGCAAAAAACCAGTATGGAACTATTGCAAATTTTGACTTTTCAGAAATACTTGATAGTAATGGTAATGGTACTGGTGGTTGGTCTAGGGGCAAGAAAATAAAGTTTGATAATGACCCATATGTAAACAAGGATTGGTATGCACTTTACTACAACTTTGAACAGACTGGTATCAGTGTAAACAATTCTGTTGTAGTAAATAACATTGATGCTATTGTATACCATTATAAAAATATAATTATTTATCGTGACTCTGAAAGAAAATTGAAAAAACTTCAAATGGTATCAACACCATACCTTGAGTGCCAACCAATTTTGAAAGACAAATATCTTCTTGTAAATACAACCAGCTATGAAAATACAATTGACCTTACAACAAACATGGTTTTCTGTCGTTCAGATGATTATAATGACCGTTGTCGTATTATAACAAGTGGTACTGGAAACTATCTTTGTGTAACTGGTTGGAATGAACAAGTTGAAGTCTTCCAGGACGTAGCATTTGCGTCAGTATACCCAGCACGTATTCAAAAAGGTGGTACAATTTCAACAGTTGAAAAATATAATGCAAGTGATGATTTACCACATGAAATAAACGTGTACATAAGTGCATCTTCAAGCTTATCTACACCGCTTTACCATAATACGTATGATATGAACTTAGGTCAAATGAAGACTAATTTCAACCTTACAAACATGTATTATCCAATGAACCAATATCCACTGTATAATACTTCTGTTACTGCCGTGTTCAACGACATTTACTTGAACTATGCACTTGTTGATGAAGGTGGATATTCTTTCATTACACAGATTGACCAGTACCAGAACATGATTTTCGGTTACTATCCATCAACATACATTCAGTTGAGTAACCTTTTCGTTATTCAGGGTACAGTTTATGGTATAAACAACCAGTACATTGTAAGAATTATGTTGAACAAGTCTACTATTACAGATGTATCAGTTGTCTGTAACAAGTCTGACATGATTTACATTGGTGCAACACCAAAATCCGCATTATTCTTCTCACCTATGGACAAATCAATCTACTTGTTCACTGGTGACCAGGCTATGGTAAAAGCTTATGACTGTAACAAGATTACTGATGTTTATTCATTCTACAATAATCCGGCTACTGGATTTATTTTACTTGCAACAAACGTTGGTATAGTTGGTATTTACAATGACCAGATTTTCTGTATGGAAGACATTATCTTTACAGACGGTTACTTGTATTACACAAACAACTGTTACATTATTGATAATACAGAATACACACCTTACAAGAAAGAAGACTTTGAAGTTGTACCAGTAGTACTTGAAACCAAGTTCTATGGTGTATCAAATGAAATAAAGTCTACAAACGATTGTGTATACATCAGACTTTTCAGTGAAAATGATGAAGCACAGGGTAAAGTAAAAGTATGGTGTGAAACCTTGAATGAAAAATCTTTCAAATCAAATGAAAAGATTTTCTATGCAGATAAATCAAACTTTGACCCAGTTACAAAGTCAATCTATTTGAGGTATCAACCAAAATATCAGGAAGCAACTGGATTCAGACTTCATATTGAAAGTGACTTCTCAATTATGACTGTTTCTATTTCACATAAAGCAGAAACAGTACAAAACGCTACCTATAATTTATAATTACACCCACCCTTTTATGTTCTTGGCAGTCTGAAAATGACTGCCTTTTTTTTATTCTTACTAAGTTTCTTATGAAAGAAAACATTAGAAAGGAGAATAAATAATGAGTGCTCCAAGTTATAGCTCATCAAACTATGATGCAGCAGCAACAAAATACAAAGAATTACAAGACAAGTATAGTGGTGAAAAAGGTTGGAAACTTGCAGAAGACCAAGCAAGTGAATCAGCAGATAAGATAGCAGCTAATGCAGGTAGTACTGCAAGTGCAGAGGCAAGTCGTGCCGCACGTTCATCTGGAATGACACGTGGACAAGCTGCTGCTATGGGTGCAAGTCAAGGAGCTTTGGCTGCACAAAGTGCTTATGGTAACGCATACTCAAATGCAAGAAGCCAGGCTTTACAGAACAACCAGAATACTATCAACAGTCAAGGTACCCTTATGGGATACGAACAGCAAAAAGATACTAACAAATACAATTCTGACAGTAACCGTTACGGTGCAGCAATGGGTGCAGTTGGTGGTGTATTCAACGGTATTGCAAGTGCACTTTCTGACGAAAACTTGAAGTGTGTTCAAGATAAGACAGACAATGTTGAAGCACGTCGTCAAGAATTGTTAGCAAGACTTAGAGGAGAAAAGAAATAATGGGTGCAGGAATGATGATAGCAAAAGCTATACTTGGTGGAATCGGTGGTGGTTTCTCAGGTGCAGCAGACGGAATGAATACAGCAGAGGTTGGTTCAACAAATACTGACCACAAAGATAAGTACAAAAAATTAGGTTATGACATCGGAAACCAGGGTTTTGACAAACTGGCACAACAGAAAGAATCTCTTATGAACCAGTTCAGTCAAGGTGGAAAAGGTGGCGATGCCAAAGGTGCTGGTGAAGCAGGAAAAGCTGGTGAAGCTGGTTCTGCAGGTAGTGCTGGAGCCTCTGGTGCCTCTGGTGCTTCTGGTGCAAGTGGAGCAGCAGCTAGTGGTGCTTCAAGTGCAGCCGCATCTGGAGCAGCTAGTGGAGTATCGGATGAAACATTGAAATCAATCTATGGTGATTCTATTGATGATAAAATCATTGAAAACTTTGCCAAGATTTCTGCTATTGACTTCACATACAATGATGAAGCAAAAGAAAAGTATGATGATAACCTTGGTGTAGATGATAAAGAACACGTTGGTGTCGTTGCACAAGAACTTGCAGTAAACGATGCTACAAAGGGAACTGTAAGTCAGAATGAAAACGGTGACCTTGAAGTAGATACAAGACACCTTGCATTTGCAGATACAGCCGCAATTGCAGAATTATCAAGACGTGTACTTGCTTTGGAAGAAGCAGTAAAAGAATTGAAAGGAGAAGAATAATAAATGGCAGGAACTTCTATAAATACTGGAACAACTTCATCAAAGAAAAGTCCTTGGGCTTATACAACTGATGATGGATATAATTATAACATAAAAGAAGATGGCTCATTTGACATTGATATGAGCGACTTTGACAGAGCAGATGGTGGTTCTAAAAGCTATCGACAGTCTTCTTCTTCAAAGCCACCATTCTACTTTTATGATGGAAATAAAAAAGTTTACGTAGACAGTGCAGACGACGCTCCACAAGGTTGGACAGTTTATTCTAATGATAACTGGACTGATGAATCACCTTTGAAAAAGACTGCCGTTGGTACTGGTAAATACGGACGTGATACATACACTGCTAACCGTAATGCAGAACTTGAAAAAAGAAGCAGGTCTGCACAAAGCCACAAGACTGCTCGTGATAATGCAAATGCAGAAGCTGAAAGAAAAGCAGACGAACAGGCTAAGGCAAAGAAAGCACAAGAAAACAGAAGTGCATTGGAAAGCTTATCTTTTGCAGATTATGCAACAGATGAAACATACAATAATGGTGATTCAAGTTCAACAGAATTACTTGAAAAAGCAAAAAGCGAAGGTCTTTCATACGATGATGTCATGAAAAGCGTAAAAGGTACAAAATGGGAAACTTCAAGTAAGTTTGCTTCTGAAATAGAAAAAGCTTACCCAGAAGAAGACCGTGACCCAGAAAGAAAAGAAGTATGGGAAGAGTACAAAGTAGATAATCCGGATGCAGCATTTGAGGATTTCAAAAACCTTTATGGTACAGATGACGAAGGCGTAAAATCTGCAAAAGCCAGAATTGATGAAAGAAAGAAAGCAGAAGCAGAAGAAGTTTCAAGAAAAGAAGCAGAAGCAGCAGAAAAAGAAGCTAAAAGACTTGAAGAGCTTGAAAAGGCTCGTAATGAAGCACAGACAGAAGCTGAAAAACGTAAGACAGACGCAGAAATGCAAAAGAAAGCTCGTGAGTTTGAAGCAAAATATCCTTGGGCAATTGCACAGTTCTGGAACCCTGGTTGGAATGCAGGACAGAAATGGGCATTGTTTGGTGAAATCCTTTCTTCACTTGCAGCAAATACAATCAATGGTGCAGTAGCAGGTTTCAACAAAACTTCTTACACACCTACAAAAGGTAAAACACAACAGTATCTTGATGCAGCTTATGACGCAAGAAATAAGCGTAACCAGGCAATACTTGATGAAGACGCAAAATCACAGGCTAACCGTATCCGTCGTGATTCTATCATTGACAGTTCAAACCTTTTGTCTGGATTGAACAATGAAGAACGTTCAAAGGTTCAGACTTTGTTCGAAGGTAAGACTGCTACACGTGCAGAGTTCTACAAGGCTCTTGGTAGTTTCCGTACACCAGAAGAAAAAGAAGAAATGTATGAAGAATACAAACGTGCCAAGATTTCTTATGAGGAAGGTTCAGACAAGTATTCTAAATCATTGGACAACGCACAGAAAGAAACTACTTTGAAGTTCAGCCAGTTGCAGAACTACTTGAAGAATGAACAGGACGCAAATGCTTATGTTCAGTCTTTGATGGAAGAAAGAAAGCAGTTACAGAGTCAGCTTCTTGATGTTGACAGAATGACAGAATCAGAATACTGGCAGGCTTGTCAGTATGTTATGAACTTTATTGGTGGTATAGAAACTGCTTCAAGTTCTAAATCTGATACAAAGACAGATACTGCATACAAGAACAACCGTTCTGGTTTCAATGTTGGTGGAAACGCTAACCTTGGAAACGGTTTTGTTGGACTTGGTATTTCTGCCGGATACCAGAACTCTACTGATACTGGAAGAAACTCTACTGCTATCAATGGTGCAGTAAGTGGAAAACAGCTTGACGTTCTGAAAATGGCAAACATCAAGACTGCAGAAAAGAATGGTAAAGCATACATTGAAGATACAAAAGAAAACCGTGAAGCTTTGAAGAGAAGTATTCAGGCTCAGATTGACAAAATTGACAATGAGCTTTTACCACAAGCAGAAGAAGCACGTGATGTTATCAGAAGCCAGAACAGTATTCAAGATGGTATTGTAAAGGGTCGTGGAATTGCACAAAAGATTGTACGTGCAGACGGTCAGGAAATCCAGTTAGACCCAAATGATAACATTTATGCTACCAAGAATGACATTACTACTGCTAATGATAATGGTGAAAATGTTGTACCTATGGAACAAGATGAAACACTTGAATATCAGAAGCGTATGGGATATGTAGAAGGAAGTCCAATAAACAAGGACTTTGACTATTATCTTGAAATGATGAAGAGGGCATAAGACTATGGCATTACCAATAAAGAACTTTGATACAAGAAAATACGTAAAACAGTCTGAGAAGGAAATTGAAAGAAAAAACAAGATGACTTCTACTTCTCAGCAAGCTTTATCTAATCAGATAGTAGCACAAGGAATAATGAACTTGAACCCTAATACAAATCAAATGAATCAGGGTGGTACACCAGTTCAGCAACAGTAAAAGAAAAAGGCTACCTTTTTACGGGTAGCCTTTATCATAAGGAGGTTTATTCATCAGAAGAGTTTTGTAACTTTTCAATATATTTTTGAATGTTTTCTTTGGAAATAAAACCAAACATTTCTTTTACCTTTTCCAAGGCTTCTTGGTTCAATTCCTGGAAGTAATCATCTTGCTGGAAATCTTCATAATAGATTTCTGTGTTTACTTCATAGAAAAATCCGTCCAGTACATCAGATGTATCTGTTTCTACACTTGTAATAGCAAAAGTTGGGAATGCCAACATTGCAATCATACCAAAAATAACAATAATCTTTTTCATAAGCGTTTCTCCTATACTATTTAGTATATTATCTCAAAAAGCAACAACTCAAAAATAAAATACTAAGTTTCTTATGAAAGAGAAACATAAGCTTACAAAGCCGGAGGTAATTGCACGTATAAATGACCTCTTGGCAAATAATAATCAGAAAATAGTAAAGTATCAGAAAAACTATGCTCTCTATAATCAGTGTCCTATGACAGACTTGCGAGCCAAGATTCCTTATGTTGTAGGTTACATTGACGACGTATACTCAGACGAAACATCCGTACCGAAATTGAATGTTATAAAATCTGCCATTGATGCAGTTGTATCAAAGATAAGCACTGCACATTGTAGACCATTCGTAAATACAGTAAAAGGAAGCTTCAAGACAATACAAATCTGTAAGCAGTTACAGACATTCCTTGACTTTTACTATGATGAAAAAGGTGTTCCTTCCAAGATAGTTGAAGCACTTAGAGATGCTTGTATTTTTGATTCTGGATTTATCTATTTTGATGAAGAAACAGGTGACATTCATAACATCGCACCTTGGAACTTTTATTCACGCCAGACAGAAAAATCAGATTTCAAGTCTTGTTACATTGAGTTTCCTAACCGTTCAGTAGATACATTGGACGAAAAGGACTATGACCTTCTTACAAAAGCTGAACAGAAAAATCTTTATGTAACGATTGGTTATTTCTATGATTCAAACAGTAAGACAAAGGCTATACTTGTAAACAGACAAATCCGTGACATCAGTGAAGTAAAGTTTGATTGTGTTCCAGTTGTACCAATCTATTACACAATGCCGGCAGTTGGAAACAGTGTTTTATCTATTACTGACATGTTGCGTGGTATTCAGATTGAAATTGATGAACTTATGAAGAGAATTGCAGAAGCTTCTGTATTGAACCCTGCACAGACATTCTTCTTACCAAACGCTTCTTCTATCAAAGTAGGACAGTTGAACAATAAAGTCGGTAACGTAGTTCAGTATAATTCTGCTAATGGTGCACAGCCAGTAGAGGTTTCTACACCAAGCTTTATTTCAGAACAGTACACTGCTTTATTGGATAATCTTATTGAAAAAGCATACAACATGGTTGGTATTTCCCAGTTATCTGCACAAGGTAAGAAACCTACTGGACTTGATTCTGGTATAGCACTTGCCACACAAGCAGACATTGAATCAGACAGATTCCAGGTTTTACTTGACCAGTACATAAAATCTTATACAGACCTTGCAAAACTTATGATGAAAATGTTCCAGCAAGATAAAGACATCGTTGAACCAAACAGATATTCATTGCGTTTGAAATGGGGCGATGTTGAAAAAGAATACGACAAAATGCGTATTCAGTACAGTGCAGCAGACAGTCTTTCTAAAGACCCATCAACTAAGCTCCAACAGCTTCAGACTCTTGCACAAGCTGGAATTATTCCTGCTACACAGATTGCTTCATTGCTTGAATTACCAGACATTCAGCGTGGTTATAACGTTGCAAACAATGCTTATTCTGCAACAATGACCTTGATTGACCAGGTAATCTATGAAGACAAGTATGAAGTTGTAGATTATGTTCCATTCGAAATGGTAAAAGAACAAATCATAAACATGGAATTATCATTGCGTTCTGCTTCAACAGATGGAAGTAATGATGATGACATCAAAAAGTTGCAGAAATACTATGAAATGGTTGAAGAACGTGAAATGTATCTTGCAAATGCAGAAGGTGGTATGCAAGCACAAGCTACTGCACAAGATGTATCACAGAACAACATGTATTCTGCACAGAATAACGCAGAGTTTGGAAATGGTGTTACAGACACTATGAACTCTACACAAGAGGGTGTTGCAAGCCCTTATCAGACGGAATCAGAGGTTAGTAATCAGTAGAAATACGTGAATACTAAGTTTGATAAATACTAAGTTTTTTATAAAGGAAAGAATAGTAATGAACGAAACAATTGAACAGACATTACTTGCCATCAAAGAATCTATCGTGTTCCTTTTGGAACAGGAAAAAGTTCGTGGTGAAGAAGTAAAGGCGTTGAATGAAAAGATTGAAGCAGTAAATGATACTCTTGTAAATCAAATCATCAACCCTGCCGTTGAAGCATACAATGAGGAACAGTTCAATAACTTCAATGACCAATACGGTGAACGTCTTGGAAAGTTTGACCAGACTATTCAGTCAGTTCAGAACGACCCAGAATACTCATCAAGTCGTGAAGCTTGGAACGAACTTCAGAAACTCCCAGAAGAAGAAAGAGAAAATGTTGACATGGAATCTTTCGTAGCTGGTGTAGAAGAAGGTCTTGTTGAATACGTTGACGGTATCAAAGAAGCACTTGGACTTTCTAAAGATACTCCGGTTGAAGTCAAAGAAGAAGACGGAGAAATCGAAGTAAAAGCAGATACAGACGGTGATGGTGAGATGGAAACAGTTGCTACCGAAGAAAACAAAGAAGAAGTAGTAACAGAAGATGGTGATGGTTCTGAGGAAGAAGTTGTTGAAGACGAAGAAGTTGAAGATGACGAACCTACAGAAGAAGAATTAGAAAAATACCTCAATGGCGAGGACTAATAAAAATAGGAGAAATAAATAGATATGGCTATTACAGCAGAAGCAGGCATCCTTGGGATGCTCAAAACTTATTACGCAAAAGAAGGTCTTGTAAATCTTCTTTATCGTAACGACCCTCTTTTGAAAGACATCAAGAAAGAGCGTGTAGAAGGTAAGCAGGCTAACTTCTCAGCATTATATAGTCGTGGTGGTGCTGTTTCAGCAAACTACACAAAAGCTAAGGAGCTTGCAAAGACAACTGCACAGGCTAAAGAGTTCCAGGTTGTTCCTGGTCAGCTTTTCAGTGCTTGTGTATTCAACAACAAAGAACTTTTGGCTTCAAAGAGCCTTCGTGGTGCATACATCAATGTAGCATCTGCAAAGTTCTTCGCTAATGCAGAATCTTTCCGTAAGACTCTTGCAGTAGCACTTTATGGTACAGGACACGGTGAATTGTTCACAGTAGCTTCTAGCCAGGCAGACTTTACTGCTGGTACTGCTGCTACAGTAACTTTCCCACGTCATGCAATTATGGGTATTGACATTGGTTCAGAGATTGAGTTCAAAGCAACTCCTTCTACTGCAGCTACTGCTTCAACACCAACTGGTACTGTTACTGCTATCAACGGTACAACTGTAACAATTATGCCTAAGGTAGGCGGTGAAGTAGCTTCTAAGGTTGCTTGTATCGCAGGTTGTTCAGATTCTACTGGTGCTGGCTTACTTCCAGTAGGTCTTGCAGGATGGCTTCCAAAGACTAACCCTTCAAGTGGTGAAAGCTTCTTTGGTGTTGACCGTTCTATCGCACGTGACCGCTTAGCTGGTACATTCATCAACGGTAACGGACAGGCTAAATACAAGACTATCGAAGATGGTATCCTTGCACTTCGTGCTATGGGTTCTCTTTGCGATAAGATTGTTATGAACGATGAAGATTACCTTGACTTGGCTCGTGAAATCGAAGCTAAGACATACTTCACAAAAGCTAACGGTGGAGAAGGAAAAACAAAGGCTAACATAGGTTACAAGGACTTCGGTTTCTCAGTATCTACAAACTGGCTTGAGAATGTAATTGATTCTCCATACTGTCCAAAAGGAACAGCTTACATCCTTGATTCTGGTACAATCGAACTTTGGACATTGACAAATGCCGAAAAGGTTGCAGACGGTATCTCTGGAAACGAAGCTGGTAAGCCTGATGTAAATGGTGAAACTGATGTTCAGGACAAACCATATCAGTTGCTCGTAAATGATATGTTCACAATCAACGCTGGTGAAGATACAATCGATGGACCTGCAGCAGTTGTAGCATTGAACTTCTACGGACAGTTCGTTATCACAAACCCATCAGTAAACGCAGTAGTACAGTTCTAGTCTGTTTTCAGAATAGGATTTAGTATATAAGACGTACTTGCACCTCATACCCTCGTTCTTGAGGGCTTCCTGAGGTGCTTTTTTATAGGTGGTACGTTTTGACTAAGTTTATCATAGAGAGGAAAGAAAATGTGGGAAGCGATTAGCAACGTACTTACAAGTAGTAACATCATACCAATTGGCGTAATTCTCATTTTGGTTATATTGACAATGGCTATCTTGGCAAAGATGGGTCTTGTTTCATTTCACGGAAAAGGTGTTTCTGTTGGAAATGGTGACAAAGAAAGGGAAATCATAAGACATCAGATAGACTATGCAGAAGGTGCTTGTACTGATTTCTTTATTCGTGTAGAACGCAAGCCTTCTTTTGAAGAATGGCGAGCAAAATACATTATGGAAAGAGCTTACGATGTATTGGTTCGTATTATAAGCTACAACCATATCTGTGTAGAAGATACATACATTGAACTCAGACAATCTGAAATCTGGAAGACAATCCAGGAATACAAAGAAACGGATGATGACCCTTATTACAGTTCTGACGAGTTCAAGAAATTGATTTATAACGAAGTAAAAGGCGTTATAGAAAAGCTTGTAAAGATAAGAGAGTTTTATAGCAAGTAATGACAATAGAACAAGCAAAACTTATTTTTGACCAGGATGATGAAACCAAGGGGTACATACCAGACCCAGAAAACGACATTGTTTTTGAAATAGACGGTTACTGTTTTGTGATACAGACAAAGAATGGATTCAATAACGTTATCTTTGCCAAGTTCCAGGACAGTAAGATGACACTAAGACAAGTCTTTTTTGAGTTTGTAAAAATAATAAAAGAAAAAAATATTCAGTTTTTACGGATAGAAGGCAAGGGAAACAGATACGGGTTTTTACCTAAAATGTTTCCTAAATCTTCTTTTTTATTTGAAACAGAAAATGGACGTACAACATTTTATATCAAATCTATGGAGTAAAAAGTGTGGAAAAGATTTATAAGTGTATTATTATTGCTTTGCTTTTCTTGGTGCTTGTTTTCGGAGGTTCCACAATCTTCTACGCAAGAAAGTCTAACGAGTCTGGAAGACTTTGTAATCAACTTCGAGAACGAATCATTGACGCAGAAGATACTAATAGAGGACTTGCAGAAACAATTGAACGAAGCCAATCAATCTGTCGAGACCTTGAATGCTCAGTTGACAGAAATATCACAACTGCAAGAGCAGCAGTCGAAGTTATTGAAGAAGTCAGAGTTCAAGTGCAAAGTCTTGAAATGGAGCTTGGTGGTTTC